AATTATTAATTCAAACAAACCTCATGTACTATCATCTGAAGATAGGTCATTCCATTGCGGGAATATTTTACCAGAAGCAATGTCAGTATGTCTTTTCACTATTGGCAAAATTATAGGATCTCCTAACTTGATATCAGCTTCACATGTATTATCACTTAATAACCAAAGAGAAGTAATCTTCCCTGTTGGTTTCACTGATCTTAAGTTGCTCAACCAAGTAGATCACCAGATGGTCACAAGATCATTCGCAGGAAAAGAAATACGAGTTCCAAAGATGAAGCTTTATCTCCACATGATGCAAGGACAATTTGCCACTTGCGCAGGTGTCCTAAACACAATATACAACAGAGGCATGATGGAAATGTCAAAAGTGGTTACAAAAGAAATAAGTGCTGACTACATCATCACCACATCAGATGATGTAGGACGAGCTGTTGAATTTGAACAAGATTGTGATGCACCAGTTCTCGTGAATGAGGTGATACACAAACCTCTTAGCCTGCTGCATACAGCTATGATGCAAAACAACGACAGGAAACTAGTCATTTCAGAAAAATATGTCGAAGTCAATGACATTGCTGTGACAAATACTGGGATGATATCACAATCATATATACACGGGAATCTAATCAACCAACCTCTTAATGGTAACAGCCCTATTGAAGATCTGATGCAAGTTGTTTCTGATGCTAGATCTACCATTTTCTACGGGGATTCGCCAAATATAGCAATTAGTGCATTGAACAATGGTATAGAGATGCTGAAATCAAGATGGCTTTTCAACAATGAATCAATAGAGTCAATGGAAGAATTGGGTCTAATTCCAAATAACATAGCTGAATTGCTTGAAGGTTTCTATCCCAGAACAGACAGGATGCTCAATCTTTTCTTCTCTAAAACACATGATAAACAAAAAAATAGTGTTATGGATGGTAGCCAGAAAATCACATCAGGCTTCAGGCGTGTTTGCAACCTCAAGTATAAAGAGTCAGACGATGATGAGGATCAAGAGGATGATTCAACTGGTATGTTCAATTTTGATTATAAGTATAAATCAATCAAAGCATCTGTTAAAGACAAAGGTTCAAGCAATTTGAAAGTCATTCGCCCTAAGTCGGTTCAAGAGAGAGTGGGAGCAAGGAACAGATTCTTACAACTAATCAACAATTATGAGAATGACGTGCCCAATCATGAATTGAAACTGGCTACAAAACCTCCTGTTGTAGTACCAATAATAAGACCAATGATGGCGAGAGACGGTTTGCCTTCTCAAATGGGTCGAGTTTCGTACTATGAG